ATGCCTTTATCTGGCACGACGATAGCGAGAGCCTGCTGTGGTGGCTCATAAGAAAAGTTACAGACATAGGCATACTCGTCGTACCCTTTGGTGCTTCCGTTCACGACCATAGATGGCGATGGCAGATACTGATGCCAGTGACCTAGCCACAGTGTGTCGAAAGACTTGCCCGTAGCGAGATATCTCTGAGCCTTACGTGCACGCATACGCATGATGGGTGGATAGATGCCACCTATCGAGCCACCACCCTGAGTCTGATCGCCATGAGTGAGCAGATGATGTGAGTCATAGATAGCGACGAGAGCATCAGTACCTTCAGGTATCTGAAAGGTGACACGCTTATCTGATGTGAAGTGACGCTCTAGCATCTTCGCTAGTAGCCAGTCGAAGTTAGTGCGTGCACGCATCTTCGCTCGTGGCTTGCGTGTAGTGCGACCATGATTACCTGCGACAGCTGCAACGTGCACGTGCTTGAACTCTCCGGCTAAAGCATCGACTGCTGATGCTAGATGCTCTGCCCAATAAAGCAGAGAGCCAAGCAGAGTATCTTCGTTAGTCTCTTTCAGTTCTTCATGTATGTCGCCTGAGAAAGTGTCGCCACCTAAGAGCAGAACACACCCGTCATACTTCATGCCTGCGAGATGATGTCGTGCGATCTTGACCACATTCTGAACCCATCTCTCCATGCGCATACGTGCGATCGCTCTGTTGTATGCGTTTAGTCCATCTACTTCTTCAGGCTCTACGATCTCATCTAGATGTAGATCAGACAGCATCAGTACGAGTGTTGCTGCAGACGGTTTGAGTTTTGCTGTAGGCATAAGCCACTTCACAGGCTGTAGTTCTGCAGTCTCTACCTGCTCTACTAGATCGAGTGATCTCTGCACCTGCTCTAGCCGGGTGGCGATGCGAGCCATCTCACCTATAGCAGAGTCTCGTTCACGCTTCGTCTTTAGTATCTCTGCACGTAGTAACTCTGTGCCATCTGTATCTATTTCATCTTTCAAACTCATAGCGACCCCCTGTAGTTCGACACTGATGACTGGCATAGTTTGTGACCACGATTAGCGAGTGCTCTGATGATCGAGACTATGGGCACTGATAGATCATCTAGTGCTGCACGTAAGTCTTGTGCATCTTCAGGTGACAGACTCGCCATGATCTCGTCTATGCGAGTGCGTCGCCCTACCTTCTTACTTTGTAAGTTTGCTATCTCGTTCTTTAGATCGCCCATCATCTACCCCTTCGGTATGCCATGTCAGATGTCTATCGACTCTATCTTCAACTCTGCTCACTGTCTTATGTATCACCCTGAGAACACTTAGTGTCTCTGAGTGGTCACGTCGGTTCTCTCTGCGTGCACTCGTCACGACTGCTACCAATAGGCCACCTAGTGCAGTGATGCAGGCAACGATGATTGCTGTGCTATCCATTAGCCATCTGCTCACTAATCTGCTTGAACGCTGAGCGTACAGCGACAGCATCATCAGCCATCGCAGGTGATAGTTCCACATGAAGCCAGTCGCCACCCGGCGAACCTGAGACCATGTGACGATCGTATTTGACCCAACCATTACGGTCGCACTTCCATGCCCTGCCATGTGGCTCAGGGAAGTAGTCAATTATCATCTCGATCTGTAGCAGGTCTGCGTTCTTGACCATGATGCGACACGCTTCGAGTGCGTGCTTCCTGCCTTCAGGCTTACCCTTTGTATTGCTCGCATCTTTGTGATTAGGCATATGACGATATGAAAGATCGCAGGCTCTGCCAGTGGCGTGCACGCTGAGTTGCCCTGCTTTGCCTTTGATATCACGCACCCCAAAGTCGCCGTTGTTCCACAGTGCCCCATCTGTGATGATGCCCATCTGCTTGATGAACTCGATCATGCCTGCTCTGCGACCCTTAGCCACACCATCTGACGTACCTGTGTACGCTCTGTGCTTCATCACTTAGCCAGTCTCTTCGCTTGCTTCTTAGCAGGTGACTGCCCACCGAACGCCTGATCTATCTCGTCACGAGTGAGTGTGCCATCGACTGCGCTCTTGGCTAACTGCTCTACCACTTTGGCTACAGCAGCGAAACCTGCGAGAGCTGCAGACTGCCAGAGCGTGATGTCGCTATCGCTCACAGAGTTGATAACACTCGACCCTGTGATGATCGCTAGGGCTGACGATAGGAACAGTGCGACGATGCGCTGTGTGATCTCTTGTGCTTTCTTCATTCTGACTCTCCGTTCAGTGATATGAGTACGAGATGTAGGACTAGGGCTAAGCCGGATATCCACAGTGCGATAGCACGTGTAGAGCCACTGAGAGTGATGAGCACTAGGGCTGTGCCTGCCAGAGTCCACACAAGACTGCTCATCTCAGATAGCCATCGTTTCATGCTCTGCGCCTACTTACTGGTACGGGTGTTGGTAATGCCATTACTATGCCCACAGCGATGATCGACCTGCGTTGTGCGACCGTAATGATAGACCCCACTGGCACGTACTCGCCATAAGCGTCACTACTAAATATGTTCAGAGCGTTCTCGAACGCCACCTTTGTCTCGTCAGGTGCATCACTGATGATGTCTGCGATCTCTGCCAACTGGTCATCTGTAAGCGAGTCAAATGCAGGGCTGTTGATGATCTCCGTTATCTGATCGGGTAACACTGTCGCAGGCTCTTGATGGGTGAGTGTCTGCACATCAGCCATCAGAGCGATGATCTGCTCAGGGGTCGCCCCATCTGGCTCTGTCTCTGGCTCTGTGGTCGTGGTGGTCTCCGGCTCAGATGGCTCAGGCAGAGTCGTATCGGGCACAGTCGAGTCAGGTACTGGCTCTGTGGTGGTCGTGGTCTTTGGCTCAGTCGTGGTGGTGACTGGCTCTAGGGTCGTCGTGGTCTCGTCAATATATATTGAGTCAGGCACAGTCGTATCGGGCACTGGCTCTGTGGTGGTCGTGGTAGTAGGTGGCAGGGTAGTCGTGCTCGTAGTGGTCGTGGGTGGCAGAGTGGTAGTGGTGGTGGTCGATGTAGTCGTGGTGATGGTCGTCGATGTAGCCTGACTAGATGCTGTGGTGGTGCTTGATGGGGTCGCCTGTGTTGTGGGTGGCAGTGCTGTTGTGGCTACTTCCATCACAGTCGTCGTAGTCGTAGTAGTAGGCACGATCTCAGACCCACCACTAAACGCTTCAGGTGGCACGATAGTCCACCCACTGTCGTCAATATTCCACGCAAGCATGAAGCACGTACCCCCACCGTTCTCATAGAACCATGCGTCTATCGGGTAAGTGCCTGCACTAATGTCTATCGCCCCTTCATAACTAATCGAGCAGCCCGAATCAGACCACCTACCGATCGACTGCGACCCGATCTGCACAGTGCCACCATCATCACTCGCAAGCCAAAACTGAATAGTGTCGTGAGCCGGGATAGTGATCGACCCTGAGTAGTGCAGCATAAACAGATCGCCACCACACTGACCGAACTCGTTCTCTACATAATCCCACGTAGCGTTGATGAACTCTAGAGTGCCCTGACCACACACAGGATAGACATCATCAGACTGCACAGGTGGTATCGCATCTATTGAGTAGCCGATTACTGTCAGCCCAGTTACCGGCTCAGCACGTACAGCAGATGGCAGTAATGCGAGTATCGCTACTGGCGCAAAGATCAGCCATGTAGATCGACGCACATCACTCAGTCAGATCAGGTGTAGGTGCTGTGAACTCATCTAGTTCAGCATCATAAGTGAAACCTGCACCAGCGAACCTGCCACGAAAGTTCTCGTTGTAACTAGTTTGAATCCAAGTACCAATCAAGCCAATAGATGCAATATATTCCTGACCTACAACTTCACTCTCAGGAAAATCAAGATTATCTATCATGTCGTTTGATATCACGATGACATCGCTCACCTTGTTTTCATTTAGTCTAGCAAAGTGCGCCATCATGCCACCACAAACAATCCAGTAGAAGTAATAGTCCAAAGTGTATAAGCCACACCACCAACAGTGATGCTCGATGACGAGCCAACCGAACAAGTGACAGTGAATCCACTCGCAGCAGCAGTCACATATCTAATATAAACGATTCCGCTTCCACCCGAAGCACCACTGTATTGACCGTATTGATTGCCTGAACCACCACCACCACTACCTGAGTTACCTGATGCTGCTATTCCGTTACCGTTTGTTGTGTTGTTGTACCCTGCGCCATCACGACCACCACTCGTTGCACCACCACCACCACCACCACCTGCTTTGTATGTTGTTCCAGCAGTTACACCTATAAACGCAGATACATCAAAACCGTTGCTTCCGTTCCCTGATTGATTGCCACCTGCACCACCTGTGTAGGTAGTCGCAGTTGCAATCCCATTGAAACCAGTGCCAGTACCACCTGTGCCACCAGTGTTTCCACCATATGGGCCAGTTGATGCGTTGCCACCGTTACCAGTACCAGCGATAAAACCTGAACGACTGCCTGCGTTCTGACCACCTGAGCCACCTGCACCAATCGTGACTAAGTAACTGCCGACAGAAATAGCAAAGTCTGATGCCGAGCCACCAGCACCACCACCACCAGTGCCCCAACTTCCACCGTACTCACCGTTACTGCCACCTGCGCCACCACCAACTACAAGTGCTTGCAAAGACAAAGTGGCTGCACCTGCAGTAGCACCAGCCTTACCCCAATTAGCAAGTGACGGTTGCGCTGTGAGTGTGCGCTGTGCGTAGCGTGTCATCAGAGTGACCTACGAGATTCTATTGACGAAGCCGAATATCTCGATCTTGCTTGCTGTACCTGCGAACGCTGTCACGGTAGTCGAGCCAGTCAAAATCAACCCGGCACAAACAAGCACAAGACCTGATGGTGTGGCCGCAATCGACTGCTGTATCAAGTCTGACGTAGTAGTCACGCCACCAAACTCGACTGTGAGCACGACTGCAGATGAGTGAATGTTGTTCGCATACAGCCACAACTCGTCAAGTGCTGTCGCACCTGTCGCATGAATAGTCGTACCTAGAGTCGCTGTCGCTACTACTGCGATGCCCCTACCGTTCGTACTGCCTGAGAGTTTGATCTTGCTGAATGTCGCCATATGTGTAGTCCTTTATCCGAATACTTGTGTAGAGAGCAGAATCTGATCGCTATCGACACTCGTTGATGTCGCACCTAAATCGACAACCCATGTGTTTGTAGCAGTTTTGATGAGTGTAGCAACCTGATATTGGGTCATCACATAAGACGTGGCAATAGAAGTAAGCGTCACGCCTGCACCTGCTGTGAGTGTGACTGCGCCTGCGCCTAACTGAATTACCTGCAAACGAACACCGATCGCAAAAGCGACAGATGCGTTGGGTGGCACAGTGAGCGTTGATGCCGAAGCGTTACTCATTGTCACTTGTCGCCCTGCGTCATCTAGAACGAGTGTGTACCCTGTCGTCGTATCGGCTCGTACATCGTCAGACCATACGCTTGCCTGCAGTGTGGAAACCTGCGAAGCAGTGAGAACCTGACCGGCTGTAAAGGTTTGGCGTGCCATAGTG